GCTGATCCTCTCGATCACGACGGCGGGCTACGTCAACGAAGGCATCTTCGACGAGCTTATGAAGCGCAGCACGGCGGTCCTGCAGGGAACCAGCAAAGAAAAGCGCCTCGCGCCTTTTCTCTACATGATCGACGACGCCGAGAAATGGAACGACATTGGAGAGCTGCAGAAGAGCAATCCGAATCTGGGCGTCTCCGTCTCCGTAGATTATCTGCTGGAAGAGATCGCGGTGGCGGAGCAGTCACCAAGCAAAAAGGCGGAGTTCCTCTGCAAATACTGCAACGTCAAGCAGAACAGCGCCGCCGCCTGGTTTTCCGCGCAGGACGTGAAGAAGGCTTTCGGCTGGAATTACACGCTACGCGATTTTGAAAATTCTTATGCGCTGGGCGGCATCGACCTTTCCCAGACCACGGACCTCACGGCCTGTTCCGTGCTCATCGAGCGGGACGGCATCCTCTGGGCCTTCACGCAGTTCTTCATGCCAAGCGAGAAGCTGGCGGAGGCGACGGCGCGGGACGGGATACCATATGGCATCATGGCGGAGCGAGGTCTGCTGACGCTCTCCGGCGACAACTTCGTTGATTACCACGACTGTCTGGCCTGGTTCCGGCGGCTCGTGGATGAATACAAAATCTTCCCGCTCATGACCGGATACGACCGCTACTCCGCGCAGTATCTCGTGCAGGAGCTGGAGCAGTACGGCTTCCACATGGAGAGCGTTTACCAGGGCTATAACCTGACCGGCATCGAAGACACGCTGGAAGGCATGCTGAAAAATGGCCAGATTCGCTGCGCGAATGACAACGACCTGCTAAAGCTCCACTTTCTGGACGCGGCCCAGCAGGTGGAGGCGGGGACCAGCGCGCACGCTAGAAAAAAACTGGTCAAGATTTCAAAGAACGCGCACGTGGACGGCGTGGCGTCCATCCTGGACGCACTGTGCATGCGCGCGAACCATTGGGCGGAATACGGCGAAAGACTGACGAACGCGGGGTGATTGAATGGGCTTTTTTGAAAAGATATTCGGGAGACGGGAGACCGAAGCACAGGCCGCGAACGAGACCTTCCGCATGCTCACCGGATACACTCCGGCGTTCCGGTCGTGGGCTGGTTCGGTCTTCGAGAGCGAGCTGATCCGCGCGGCGCTGGACGCGCACGGGCGGCACGCGGCAAAGCTGCAGCCGAATATCGCGGGATCGGCGAAGCCGAACCTCCGGGGCCGGCTGGCCATCGCGCCGAACGACTGGCAGACCTGGCCGCAGTTTCTGTACCGGACGGCGGCGGTACTCTACGCCAGGAACACGGCGTTCCTGGTTCCCGTTTTAGGCGAATACGGCGAGGCGAACGGCGTGATCACCATCGTGCCGGAGTGGTGGGAGCTGGTGACATACAGGGGAGACCCTTACGTGCGCTTCCACTTTGGCGACGGCAAGCGCCGCGCCATCGAGCTGGCCCGCGTCGGCATCCTGACGCGCTATCAGTACAAATCCGAGCTTTTCGGCGAGGATAACGACGCGCTCAAGGCGACCCTCGACCTGATCCAGATTCAGCGCCAGGGCATCACCGAGAGCATCAAAAACAGCGCCACCTTCCGCTTCATGGCGACCTCCGCCAACTTCACAAAGGACGGCGACCTGGCCAACGAACGAAAGCGGTTTGACCGCGAAAACTTTGCGACAGGCGGCGGGGGAGTGCTGCTCTGGCCGAACACGTTTAAGGACGTGAAGCAGATCACGCCGCACACCTACACCGTGGACGCTGAGCAGCAGAAGGCCATTAAAGAAAACGTCTTTGATTACTTCGCGGTGAACGAAGACGTGATCCAGAACAAGGCTTACGGCGACGCCTGGCTGGCCTTTTACGAGGGTGCGGTGGAGTGGTTCGCGCTCAACATGAGCGAAACCATGACAAAGATGCTCTACACGGAGCGCGAGCGCCGCGTGGGCAACCGCGTCTTTTTCACGGCGAACCGTCTGCAGTACATGAGCAACGCGGACAAGCTTTCCGCCATCTCGCAGATGGCAGACCGCGGCCTCATGACGAGGAACGAACTGCGGGAAATTCTGAACCTTGCGCCGCTGCCGGAGCCGTTCGGCGACCAGATACCGGCGCGCGGCGAATACTATGACGTGACGGCGAACACGAACGGAGGGGAAGCATAATGCCGGTAAAGAATGAGCGCGAATACAGGCGCATAGACGCGGCGGCTCTGGAGACGCGGGAGGCGGAAGACGGCGACCTCGTGGTCGAGGGCTACGCGGCGACGTTTGACCAGCCCTATCTGCTCTGGGGCGATGACCGTTACGCGGTCTATGAGCAGATCGACCGCAACGCATTCGCGGAGACGGACATGAGCGACGTGATCATGCAGTACGATCACCAGGGCCGCGTCTTTGCGCGGAATAAAAACAACACGCTGGAGCTGGAGACGGACGACCACGGGCTGAAAATCCGGGCGCATATGGGTGGCACGGAAATAGGCCGCCAGCTCTACGAAGAGATCAAGGGCGGCTACACCGACAAGATGTCCTTTGGCTTTACGGTCAAGACGGACAGGCGGACGGAAGACCGTGACGAACAGGCCGACAAGACCACGATCTTGAGGACGATCACCGCCGTCAAAAAACTCTATGACGTTTCCGCCGTGTCGCTCCCTGCGAACGATGCGACTGAAATATCTGCGCGCAGCCTGGGCGAGGGAGTTATCGCCGAGGCGGAGGCGGAGCGCCTCGCCGTCGAGGAGCGCAGACGGAAGATTGAACAAATCAGGCTCATGATGGAGGTAAACCATGCACACGATTGACGAGATCGAAAAGCGCCTCTCTGAGATCGCCGCCGAGCTGGAGAAGCCGGAGGCGAACCTGGATGCGCTGAAGGAAGAGGTCAGAACGCTGACCGATGAAAAGACCAGACTGAAAGAAAGCGCCGCCGCCGCAGAAGAGATCCGCAAGCAGATCGCCGACGGCGAGGGCGTTGCCATCGAGGAAAGGAAGGGCGAGAAAATGGAACATACTCCTGATCTGAAGGAAATCCGCAGTTCTACCGAATATGCCGAGGCTTATGCCGATTACATCAAGACGGGCAACGACGCGGAAGTCCGTAAGCTGCTGACCACGAACGTCGCCGGCGGCACGATCCCTGTGCCTGAGTTCCTTCAGGCGATGATCGAGACGGCTTGGGAGAACGACGATATCCTGAGCCGCGTGACCAAGACCTACCTGAAGGGCAACATCAAAGTGCCGTTCGAGCTGTCTGCCGATCCCGCGTATATTCACGCGGAAGGTTCGACTGCCCCGACAGAGGAAGCCCTGACCTTCGGCCTTGTGTCCCTCGTCCCGGAGACCATCAAGAAGTGGGTCAGCTTCTCCGATGAGGTCGTGGATATGAAGGGAGAAGAGTTCCTTCGGTATATCTACGACGAGATCACCTACAGGGTCACCAAGAAGCTCGCGGACGAGTGCATCGATGACATCACGACCGCGAACGCGACGAGCGGCTCCACCGCTATCGGCGTTCCCGCTGTCACGATGGCTCCGGGCCTGACCACCATTCCGACCGCCGTTGCCAACCTCGCCGAGGATGCCCGCGGCCTCGTGGTCATCATGAACCGTCTGACGGAAGTCGAGTTTCTCGCCGCTCAGGTTAGCGGTAATTTCGCCGTCGATCCCTTCGCGGGTCTGCCGCGCGTCTACACGAGCCATCTGCCCGCTTACGCTTCCGCGACCGGGGGGACGGACATCTATGCCATCGTTGCTGATCTGAGCGGAATGCGCGTCAACTATCCAAACGGCGACGGCATGGTCATCAAGTACGACGAGCTGACCCGCAAGAAGGAGGACATTGTCGAGGTTCTCGGACGGCAGTACGCCGCGCACGGAATCACCAAGCTCGGGCGTTTCGTGAATATCAAGAAGCCGGCGGCGACCACCTGATGAAGGTCAAGCTGATCCGACAGGCAAGGGTTACGCTGAAAGCGGGGGAGATCGTCGAGGTCTCCCCCGAACAGGCGCATTTCCTGCTTTCGACGCATTGCGCGGTTGAAATCGCCGAGGCTGTGAAAGAAACGCCCGCGGCCCCCGCGAGACAGACGCGCACGAAAAAAGGAGCAAAATGAAACTGCTGATTGGAGTTCCGTCTTTGGACTACGTTCACGCCGAATTCGTGAAATGCCTGACGGCTTTGACGATCAAGCTCGCGCGGGACGGGGTTGCCTTTGATGTGTTTATCTGCAACGGCACCCTCGTCCACATTGCACGGGACAAGATCGCATGTAAAGCCATCAACGAGGGGTATACGCACGTTTTATGGCTTGACGCGGACATGGTCTTCAAACCAGAAGTCTTCGACGATCTTATGGACAGCGGGAAGGATTTCGTCTCCGGGATCGCGCACTCGCGCCGCGCCCCGTTTGTGTCCTGCCTTTTTTCGAGGCTGGACGATATCAACAGGCTCGAACGGTTCGAGGA